GCAGCAGACATCAACGGTGTTACACCATCAACAGAAACTATTGCCAGTGGTGAATATCCAATTAGTCGTCCACTGTACTTCTATGTAAAAAATGCACACCTAGATGATATTCCAGGTATGCGTGAATACATTGAGTTTTTCTTGTCAGACGATATGGCAGGACCAGATGGCCCACTAGCAACATACGGTCTTGTTAGTGATCCAGAACTAGCAGCAACACAAGCAATCGTTGCTGGGTTCTAGTGTTTGAATTCTTAGATCGATTTACACAGTTATATTTGAAAAAGCCCTTTGCGGGGCTTTTTCTTTTATTATAATCTAGGTTTTAAATGTAGTTTTGCTCTGTTGTATTGCCTTGCAGTAATAACAACTGCCACAGCCCACGGAACTATTTTAAGTATAGTAGGATCTAGCATAGCCCACCAGTTGGCCATTAGTGGCTCTTTGATAGCCATCATGCCTGCTACTAGGAATAATACAAAGCTACCTAAGAACACAGTGTCTGGAAACTTAGTTAGTATCTTGCTGACAATGCCTGCACCAAACAATATAATAGGTACTGAGATTAATAGTCCTGCAATAACTAATACAAAGTTGCCGTTTGCAGCCGCTGCAATGCCCAGAGCATTGTCTATGCCCATAACAGCATCAGCAACTAGGATAGTACTAATAGCTGACCAAAATGTATCAGCGGCTTTGACATCGTGTTCCTCATTATTAAATGCCAGCTTCCATCCAATCCATATCAGTGCAGCAGCACCTATAATTCGCAGTCCTGGAATCATTAACAGGTAAGTTAATGCTGCAACACTTACAAAGCGAATTGCCACAGCACCGAAGCTGCCCCAAAAGATAGCCTTCCTGCGTAGATGTACGGGTAGTTTGTTAGCAGCCATTCCGATAACTAGAGCGTTATCACCTGCTAATACGATGTCTATCAATATGATAGCTAAAAAAGCCCACAGGGCTTGGAGCGTGAAGAGTTCCATAAGTTTCCTTAAACGTTATGGTCTCACTTCTTTGTCTATGCACCGGATATTTGTATATCGTGTTGACGGCACATAAAACTAGCACCCGCTAGTTAGTTACTCCCCGCGAGTATTTATGCTACGATTAGATCGTATAATTCTTTCCAGTTCTTAACTACTGGATACTCGCATTCGTGGTGCATGTTGTGTCCGTGTTCAATAAGAATACTTTTCAACCCTAGTTCATGTCCACAGTCAGCATTTAGGGGCTTGTCTTCAATCCAATACATGCCGCTGTCTTTGTAGGGTGCAAGTGCATCGTCTTTGTCTGCGCCAGTGTCTAAACAGATAATTGTTTCGATAGCATTGCCAAAGATCTTACGTAGATTCATTTCACGTAGTTTCTGCGCATTCCTGTCTAAACTCAAGCTGGTAATAACACGGAACTGATAGCCGTGTTCTTCGTGCAGTCTTTTAACATAAAAAGCGCTGTCACGCAATGCAGGCAGGAAGCCAACTGCTGCCGATTCGTTAAAAGTCTTAACAACTTTTTTGGAATCCTTTTCTTCTAGTTCGTTGTAGTGATGATGTAGATAATAACTTTTCTTATTATCAGCTGTGAGTGTGTATCCACGTTCTTGCATCCAAACTGAGAATGCCCATTCCCAATCCAAAAGTACACCGTCTGCGTCTGTGAGTATTAGTTTATTCATTATTCGCTCTTTCATTGTTTCATTTTACTTTATAAGTATACACTCATAAAATGGACTTGTCAACCTCATCTTTATACTTGACATTTGTAAAAACTCGTGCTATATTATATACATGGTAAGGAAAAAGATATGTCCAAAGTTATTATAGTTGAATCAAAAAACGGAGCAGACAACGTCGACAAGAGTCGTCAAGCAACCAATGTTTCAAATTTAAATGAAGATAGAAAGCAGTGGCAAAAGATTGTCAATGGTGATGCTAAAAGCAAAGTGATCCCTACATTGTTAAGCAGACTGGAAAAGAATTATGAATACTATGGCTTCGCACAGAAAGAAGACATTGATTTTCCTGCTGTTCAAAAGCTAGCAAAAGCCTACATTGATGCTGATGCTTGGTTGCAGATAAACTACTGCCGTGACAGCACTAGACAAAGCATCGACGAAAGCGTACAGACTGCTACTATTAAAGAGTATGTAAACGATACATTTACAAGCATACCCAACGGCAAAGAAGTTCCATTCAACGGAACGATTGTTTCTAAGAAAGAAGCCAATGGATTAAATGGAAAACAGGTTAAAGCTAGAAGCGTAGATGCTGTTGGCCAGATTAACGATCGCAACGTAAAGATATTTCAAAAGTATTCTAAAGTCTCAGGCAGTGGGCAGTCGCATCAAACACTAGAAACACAGAATTGGCTAGAAGAGGTACTAAAGATCAACGACGACACTATGATCTTTGTTGCACAGTTAGATGGCGCAGAGGCAGAAAGCCACATACCTGAACTACGTAAGCTAATAGCTGATACAGACAATGTCTTTGTTGGCAACAGCGAAGAAGTAATTGACTGGTTGAACTCGCACTAAATAAAATCACTACCAACTTGCTGAAAACGCCATGGTAGTTAAACTGAAAAAGGAATTAAGAATGAGCTATGAACTTCACTTAGAAGACTGTATCGATTGGATGAACTCCCAAGCAGAGGCATCAATTGAATGTATTATTACAAGTCCCCCATACAACCTAGACATCAAATATGGCAAGTACCAAGACGGCATGCCACGTGACAGCTATCTTAAATGGCTGAACGATGTTGCTGTGGCAATGAAACGAGTCCTAACAACAGACGGACAATTGTTTCTCAACGTAGGCTATTCGAATATCGATCCTTGGGTAGCCATGGACGTTGCCCAGGTGTTCCGACAAGTGTTTGTCCTACAGAATAACTTTACTTGGGTCAAGCATATTGCAGTAAATGATCAAGGGCACGGACAGTACAAGCCCATTGCCAGTGATCGGTTCTCTAGTGCAACAACTGAAAGCATCTTCCACTTTACTAAAAAGGGTGATGTCAAAGTTGATAGGCTTTCTATCGGACAACGGAACAAAGCAGAAGGATACAAGTACCCCGAACTGTACTCTGAGAACCGGCACATTGCAACATATCGTCGCAAGGTATCACGCAAGCTAGGATTCACGAACTGGACTAACTTACAAGCTAATGCTACAGACAAACAAAAAACAGAGTTTGATACTATTCTAGCAACTCAACTAAAAGCTAATCCTTATGATCCTGACAAAAAGAAATGTATCGGCAATGCTTGGTACATTCCTTACACACCTACTTCAAAGTTAGCTAAAGAAATGGGTGCAGAGAATGATTCCGGAACTAGGGAGAAAGGTCGCGGCGGCCACCCTGCAACTTTCCCAGAAGGCCTGTCTGCACAGTGCATACGCTATTCCGGTATTGAAGAAGGTTCTAAAGTATACGACCCGTTCATTGGAACCGGTACTACTATAATTTCCGCATTGAAATTGGGTATGAAGGGCGTTGGAACTGATATTGATCAGTCCTACTTAGACTTTGCCACTGCTAGAATATCTGGCGCAGTAAAAGAGCTGGCTATCACTAACTTGTTTGATTAATACTAATTTTAGATAAACGAAAAGGGTCACAAGGACCCTTTTCTATTCTACTATTTAAATTTCCGCTATGCGGTTAATAATTATTTCTTCACAGCGCCGTTGACAAATGAGTACATTTTTTCTGCTGTTTCTAGAACTTTATCTAGTCCTGGAAATTCTGGCATGCTAACTGTATTAACAATTTGACCAGTCTTCTCATCACGAGTAGCAGTCATTTCCCAACCTGCAAATTTAGATTGGAAGTCGTCTTGTACTAGGCTTTTTGCCATGCCCAAGATGTCTGTACGGATTTCGTAGCCGTTTTTATTAAATTTAACTTCTGGAAGTTTTGGTGTTTCGAAATTTGACATAATAATCTCCTGTGTGTTTAATGTCTGTGTTTACATAGGTACTTCTTTTCCCTATGTACTATTATATATGCCTAGTCCTCACAAGTCAACTTATTTCTGAAACGTTGATAACCGTTCTTGAATAAGCTCAACCACTACGTCACTAAGCACTACTTCATAGTGGTTGCAATCTACTTCTACTAGTTCCATATCAGCATGGTGTCGCTGACTAGAAATAGTGACTACTCCGTCATTAGCAGCTAACATAAAAGGACTTTGACCTTTTACTGTGACAATGTTAGTCCACGGATGCTGAATTTTAATCTTGTCCGCCTGACGCATCGTCCAACTGCTGGGACCTATGTCACGCATCAGTCTGCTGAACGGTAAAAAATATTGGGCATACTGTGCTACTTCAGCGCCACCATAAGGTGTGCTTAGAGTCACAGCCCCTAGCACCTGTTCGGGCATAGCATTAGCCAGGTGTAATGCGTATATTCCACCTAGACTATGAGCTACAAATACAATATTGTCACTGTCTTTCAACTGCAACAACATGTCGTTTAGGTTATTTTCAAACCCGTTGCGACTGTCGTAATTAACGTCTATGCCGCTGCCTAGTTTGCTTCTAAGATAGTTAAAACTTTCACTAGTAGCACTAGCGCCATGTATGTACACTATTTTCATAGTGTATTTACATTTATTTAGACTGGGGGATACCGTTTACCCAATCCCAGTCTTCATCAGTCATTGGTTGCCAGTTGCAGTTCATAGCTTGACTCCAAAGGGTAATTTAGGAGTCTTGCCCAACATTAATTCATGGTAAGCCCATTGCCAATCGCGACCGTACTCGGCACGAGCAAGACGCATAATGTCCTGCTCATACTTAGTTTCATACCCGCAAATTCTTGCAAGAATGTCGAATAGTTTCATGGATGCACCTCAAACAAATGATGTTTGTTTTTAAAGCTAGCCTTTGAATCAGCATATCGTTGAGTCTCTATAGCAACACGAGGAATATCTCCACGGTGCAGTCCGATGTCATTGAGTTCTTTATCGGATAAACTACTTAGTTCTCTGAAGGTTCTGTTATAAACTGAAACAGTAGTTAAGAACTTAAAAAACTTTTTAAGCATTGTCTCTGCCCTTCATACTAAGCATTAGTTCTTTTGCTAAGTCATGATGACCCATCTGCGACAATGCAGCAGCAGCTCTAGCTGTACCAATTGCTTCAGTGACATCGAGAATGTTAGTGAATGTTTTGTTTGCAAAATTTGCAATTGATGCGCAAAATGCGCAATAGTATGTGTTCAACGTTGAAGTTGTCATTTTATTTCCTTTAATGTGTGTGTGCTTTAGGGGAGCAATACCCCGGTCTTTGCCGGCGTCAGTCTGTTTTCTGGCGTTTCCCGCGCCCCAGTCTTTCCTGGTGTCATCAGTAATAACCACTAATGGTTTCTACTAACATCTTTATTTACCACAGTATGCTGCATCTGCACGATAAAATCAACCACTTTTTACACATATCGTCTTTGCAGTTTTTGCATGACTGATGCTTATTGACTTCCTTGATATATTATGCTACACTTGTTGTTTAATTGAGTTAAATATACTATAAACAAATGGACGTCTAATGAAATTACGCACCAGGTCAATCTTACAAGAGCTTAATGAGCTAGCAGATGTACGCAACAAAGATGCGTTAGTTGAAAGCCGCGCCACTAACATTATCAATAGTGCTATTAATCTTATCGAAAGCCTGCATAAGAATTATACAGCAGAACAAGCAGACGAATTAGAACGCCGTTTCATCAATGCTATCCGTGGACAGGATACTGCAAAGTTTACACGTGGTATCCGCAAGATAGTAGAATCACGCAAAACTAAGAAATTATTGGAATCAAACGACAATGCATAATTTATTCGAGGGCGGCAACGTTTTCAAAGGCCCAGATAAACAATCACTAACACAGCGCATTGGCACTAGCGATGTACCTGCGACAATTGATTGGATTGAAAACGCAACAGGCTTAGACTTCACTGCGGAAAAAGGTGAAGATCAAAAGCCAGTTAAATGGCTAGGTACTACTGGTCGTAAAGAAAACTCCGATGGCACCTTTGAGCTTAACAGTTCGGGTGATTTGGATCTAAGCGTTGATGCCAACGAAGTAGACAAGAAAGAATTCGCCGCTAAACTAATGACACAGTTTGGCAAAGACAGTGTAAAACTAAGTGGCGATAACGTACACTTGAAAACACCTATTAAGGGTGATCCAGAGAACGGATTTGTACAAGCAGACTTTATGTTCAGCAACAATACCAAGTTCCAACAGGGAAGTATGATTGGTGGACAAGGCGAGTACCGAGGCGAGCACCGACACATTGTATTAAGCAGCATTGCTCGTGCTAGAGGAATGAAGTATAGTCCTAAGTATGGAATAGTTGATCCAGAAACCAACGAACCTGTTCCGGGTGGCGATGACTGGAATACTATTGCCAAACAGTTGTTAGGACAAACAGCATCAGTTAAAGATATCAAAAGTGTTGACGCTATTCTAAACTATATTGAAAAACTTCCTAACTACGAAGAGCTAATTGCAGCAGCAAGAGAAACACTAGGGCGTCAAGGAGTTAAACTTCCCGAAGCTATTACATTTGAAAGCGCACAAACAGGAACACCTGCGTGGTTCCGTAGAATGATGAGTAGAGTAAGATGAGAGCATTTGAATTTTTAACAGAAGCCGAAGCTCCTGCTCCTAAGAAAGTAGGGCGTGAGTTTAATCACTTAGAAGATCTAGTATTCACTGAAGTCAACGGTGCATCTAAAGCTATTCAAATTCTAAAAGACCTAGCCAGTCCCGACACTAGCATTACTATCAAGTGGGACGGCAATCCAACAGTGTATTGGGGACGTGAAGAAGACGGCACGTTCCGTATGGTTGGTAAGAATAACTGGGGACGTGAAGAAGGCAAGAGCTCTAGCCCTGAAGAACTAAAACAGTTTATCCTAAGTAGAGGCAAGGGTGAAGAATGGCGTGAGAAGTTTGCCAACGACATGGCCAGCCTATGGCCTGTATTTGAAGCTGGTACACCTAAAGACTTCCGTGGATATGTATATGGAGATATTCTATTCCATCCAGGTAAGCCCTATGAAGGCAGTGACGGCACAATTAGCTTTACTCCTAACCAAACAACATATTCTGTTAAAGCAACTAGTCCTACTGGACAACGACTAGGCAAGGCTAAGATTGCAGTAGCAGCACACAAGAGTTTAGACTACTTCGGCGACAAGAGTGGTTCAGACCTAGATGATGTTAAAGCACTTAACATCAATCCTGCACTTGTGGTTTTCGGATTAACTAGTGTTAGCCATCGCCCAGCAGTTGGCGCAGAAAATCTTTCTAAAATTGAAAGTCTAGCTAAGAATCAACAGGCGATTAATAAAATGTTAGCACCAGTAGCTGGCATGGGTTATTTGCAAAGTGAAATTTACACGTTTGTTAATGCACAATCAAGAGCCAAACAATTAGATAACATCAACACAGAAGCATTTATGGCCTTTGAGCAAAAGACTCCTGTAAAAGCAGCTAAGATACAAGCACACAGTGAAGCGCATCCCGGCGTTATGGATAATATGTTTGAGCTTGTGCGTGAGATCATGGCAGCTAAAGACGAAGTCATTCGAGAGCTTGATCAAGCAGAGGGCGATATTACTACTACAACTGGTGGCAAGCCAGGTGGTGAAGGTTATGTGGCAGGTGGTTCTAAACTAGTACCACGTGACCGTTGGACTCCTTTTAGAGCCGACTAAGCACGGTTTTTTCCAATCTGACTAAATACTTTATAAGAATCAAGGTGGTTCTTAATATAAGCCAGTCCCTGAGCGGGACTATTGATTAGGAGAAACATATCATGGCAGCATTCACAAGAGTATCCGGCGCAGCAGCCGCAGTTGTAGATGTACTAACATCTACAGCACAAATCGCAGCATTTTTGGTCACAGTTAAAGATGACAGCAACACAGCTATCGATCTACGTGCAGACGACGGCGTTGTTGATGGCAATTTAGAAAAACTACTTAAAGAGTTAGCCCCATTAATGTACTTTGCTACAAACAGCTCAGCTGGTACAGTAACAGTGGTTATGGACGGTCATGCTAATGATGCAGCTTCATTGCAATCTCGTGTACGTCACGTGTTTGAAGCAGCAGCAGGCGATAATGATTCTACAGTAATCGCAGCTGGCGAACTAGTAGCAGCATCTTAATAAATTTCCTAGGGATGGGAAGTGGGGGTGGAATTTATTTTCCACCCTTTTTTTATGGCCATAAATAGTAGCACATTATGGCAAGATATCAAATTACAACATTAGTAGACATAACACGTAGTCAGGCCACAAGAGCTGACACTGATCCTATCAGATTAGGTCAGCAGGCCAACTTCAACAGCTTGATTCAGACTATTGGACTTCGTTCTAATATATCATGGATCAATGATCCGGTTAAGCATACAGGGCAATTACCAGACGAAGAGGGCAAAGCCACGCACTGGATATGGGAATTTGATACAGAGCGTGAAGATGTTTTTTTGAAAGAAGACAATCCTGTTGGATGGTTGATCACTGACTTGCATTCAGTGCCGGTCGTTGACCTATTAGAAGAATCAGTGAGCTTTACTCGTCCTGCGTTTCAAACCAAGAACGGTAATAAAAATACTTGGATATCAATTATCTAGGTAGTTTAATTATTTTAAATTCTGTGTAAATATCTGCATGGAACACAATAATAAAGAAATCGAAAAACACATATCGGTATGGATGTACTTAGGTGCAATACTTCCACTGTCAGCGTTGTCTGCGTTGTTCTGCATATGGTTAATAGGCACTGAACAGTTGTTGGATATACTGATGATCGTAGGAATAACTGTGGCTTTTACAGTTTCAGCTGTTTGGTGGTGGTGGGCACTATACAGTATGAAACGGCTAATAGACCAATGGAACGACACTGGAAGAAAAGTTGAAGAAGCACTGAACGAAATCGGCGAGGTTAGGAAACTAGTCAAAGATGTAATACGTTCAGCAGATGATAAATAACATATCAGAAGTATAATACTTTTGGTATTCAAAGGCATACATTTAGGCATTCAATCATATATTAGGCACATGGCTCGGAGCGAGCACTTGACTTATCACATTGGAGAACTGCCGACATGGTAGATACGACGAAATTAGAACGAGAAAGCCTAGAGGCACACGTAGACTTATGCGCTCTACGTTATGAGCAGTTGGATAATCGATTGACTGGCTTAGAAAGCAAAGTTAGTCATATTCACAGTGACATTATATCCGGCCAAAAAAGCCTTAATAAAATTATTATCACCACAGCAGGAACTATTGTCGCCGCTGTACTTTCCATTGTTGTCACACTGCTGATGAAGATGTAATAAAATTTTGTAGACATTATCTACACAGTTAAATAAAGGACCAGAAGGTCCTTTTTTAATGACAAATATTTCAAAACGAATAGAACAGATAGTCCGAAAGGAATTATCTCAAACTATCATTCCTGTTAAAACAGCAGAAGGCATCCTGGTAGGTGATGTATTGATTAAGAGCAAAGAACATTTTAAATCGCTGTACAAGCGCGGCGAATTATTATATGAAGGAATACATTTAAATTCAGTTGCAATTGCCCTAGCAAATATGTTATCATTTAAACAACATGATGTTCGCATTGATGCAATATACAGAGCGGATCAAGAATACGGCAGATACTTCACTGACAGTCAGCAGTTAAGGGCAATGTATCAAAAAGCTATGTCAAATGAGAATTTTGATAGAGCAGATATATTTTGGGCAAGATACGATCTAAGCAGAGAACGTGCTGTTTTAGCTAAAGATCGTGTAGAACGTTTACTGAATATCTGAATAAATATAGTACTAATCTGGGATTTAACATATTATGAAAACAACGGACCTTTTTACATCTAATAGATCGGCGGCCAAGCTCAATGAGTCTTTAGGCAAGACTTTTGGGAAGAAAATAAATTTGCCATCTTTTGACACTACACAGTTAGAAGATGCTCGCAACAAGCTAAGAACACAAATCCACGATGCACGTAGTCAAAGTGGATTCAACGAAACTGTTGAAAACGAAGCTCTTACACAGGCTCAATGGACATTAGATGCTATCAATGCAGAGATTGCAGAACGCTCTGAACACATTGTTGATAGTGATGTTGAAGAAGGTGCAGACACTGATCAAAAAGTTATGAAGCTGTTTAAAGATTTTGACGCAAGTGCAAACGAAATCGGCGCATATGGCGATCCTGATGTTAAGAAAGCAATGCAGTTAGTGCAAGCTGGAAAAATTGAAGATGCTGCTTCTGAAATTGCTGATGCATACTCTGATCAAGATGGCGGCGAAGTTTACGACATTAACGATATGTACACTGAGCTAGTTCAGGACTTACTATATGTCACTGGCGCAGACGGTACAACTGATGATGCCTCAGCAGGCTTTGGCAACGAAGATTATGCAATGGAAAAGGCACCTCCAGGAGCCAAAGCAGAACGTATGGTAAAGCATATCAAAAAAGGATATGCTAACGACGGTAAGATTACAGATAGAGAAAAAGGTATTGCCTATGCAACAGCATGGAAGCAACACAATAAAGAGAAAAATGAATCAGTCACAACAGGAGATGATATGACTAAACTAAGAGAAGGCGAAGTACAGCAGGCCAGTGCTATCGTGACAGCAAAAACTATGGTGGATAGAGTTAGCCGTTGGATTGAGGAACTTTCCGGTATGGAAAATGATACACTCTTGCAGTTAGGCGATAGCATCCGTGATGAAATGGGACAAGAGCAAGCAAAGGCATTTATCAGTGCATGTGCTCCTGCGATTGCATCAGCACTAGAAAACTTAAAATCAACTAGAGATACACTAAGCACCAGCGTTCGTTCGTTGGCAAGTGGTGAAGAGCCAACTGACATGCTTGGTGCTGAACCAGACATGGGCGACGATATGGCAGGTGATGACATGGGCGACGCAGTTGAGCCAGACATGATGAACACTGACGAAGAGCCAGCAGATGAGTTCGGCGCAAGTGATGCAGCAACAGGCGGTGCCGAGGTTCCAGGACGCGAGCAACGTGAAAGCATTGATCGCAGCAACAGCCTATTACGAGTATTGGCAGGCTAATGAGACTAACTGACCTAAAAGAGAATGATGACCAGCTGGATGAAATTCTTCCAGTGCTTGGCATGGCTGCAGGCGCAGTAGCCCGTGGCGCAGCCCAAGTAGGTGCAAAGGTTGGTAGTGCCGCTCTTAAAGGTGCCGCTAAGGTTGGTACTGGCATAGCTAAAGCTGGTGCCGGTATAGCTAAAGGAGTTGCCCAACAAGCAGTTGGCGCGATTGCTAACAGGATGGGTGGCGCAGGCGACAGTGGTGAACAAGATCCAGCAGCAATGGCACAACAGCAACAAGAGATGAATGCTCAAAAGGCTGAGATCCAACAGGCAATCAAAGACAAACAGGCCGAACTACAAGACCTGCAACAACAACTTTCTAACGTAGGAAAAGCATGAGATTTTTTGAATTCAGCGGCGATGATGTCGGACTAGATAAGTTTGTAATGATACTTAAAAACTTCATCGGCAGAGCCGCTTCTAAGAAGCAACCTGCCAAACTTAATTGGGCCGCGATTCAAAAAGTAGCATCGGATAGTGGTTTCGAATTTGGTGCTGACTACGAAACATTTAAATCTATGTATGATTCTAGTCCAGCTATTCAGGGGTTGGTAAAAAACTTTAATGCAGACGGTATTGAATTGAACGTTCCTGGAGTAGCAGAACCAGGTGATGCTAATGCACAATCCCCAGTAAACAGTGGACAAACTAGCCAAGATGCTGTTGACAAAGCAGCAGCATCAGCAGCTCCAGGACAATTAGCCAATCAGGCTTGACATCCCTAAATTTTTAGTGTAATATATAAAGTATGACAAATACTTATACACCCCCTCCCTTCGTAGAGAAGTTCCAATATAAAAGTTGTGTACAGATTAATGATCCTGTGACACGTAAAAGAGTTTACCAAACTCCAGATGGCGAGAGTCTTCCTAGTGTGACTACTATCCTTAGTGCTACTAAAGATATGACACACTTGAATGAATGGAAGAAGCGTGTTGGCGTAGAAAACGCACAGCGCATTACTACAGAAGCCTCTGGTGTTGGTACAGCAATGCACAACAATCTAGAACGATTTGTATGCGGCATGCAAAGACAGCCAGGAAACAATCCTGTACATGTACAAGCTAATAAGATGGCTGATGTTATTATCGAAAACGGTCTAAGCAAAGTTAATGAAATTTGGGCAATGGAACAGAGCCTGTATTTTCCAGGCTTGTTCTCGGGTACTACTGACTTAGTTGCTGTGCATGACGGCGAGCCTGCTGTGTGTGACTACAAACAAACTAATAAGCCTAAGAAAGCAGAGTGGGTAGAAGATTACTACCTACAACTAATGGCTTATATATTAGCACATAACGAAGTCTACGGCACAAACATTCGTAAAGGTGTCATTTTCATGTGTTCAAGAGCCTTTGAATATCAACAGTTTACACTAGAGCCTAAAGACTTTAACAAGTATCAAGATGCTTGGTTGTCGAAAGTTGAAGAGTATTACTCCCTGAGGTAGGATAAATACTAGGAATAGAAGTTTCTAGGAGAAATACCATGGCAGTTGTGCAAATAAGTAAGATTCAGCATCGTAGAGGGCAAAAAAATTCAAGCAGTGGGATACCGCAGTTAAGCTCGGCTGAATTTGCGTGGGCAGTAGACAGCCAAGAGTTATTCATTGGTAATGGCAGCGTTGCAGAAGGTGCACCTTACGTAGGCAATACAAAAATTCTTACTGAGCATGATAATATTTTAGATCTAGTATCTAGTTATCAATATGCCTCAAATGATACTTCTATCACTTTAAGCGTATCTAGAAGCCTGCAATCGAAGATCGACGAGATTCAAGTTAGTGTTGCTGACTTTGGTGCAATTGGTGACGGCTCAACCGATTGTGTAGTGTTCTTTGAAACTGCGTTTACAGAATTATTTAGAAACGCAAATCCTAACTTCAAGAAAGTACTAGTTGTACCAAATGGTGAATATTTGTTTACCAGCGACTTAACTATTCCTAGTAATGCTATTATTGTAGGCGAAACTCAGCTAGGTGCTGTTCTAAATATCGGATCTCACAACATTCGATTTATTACATCAGCTGGACAAGAACTTGCAGCGTTTAACAGTGGCAACCGTCCGAGAAACATCGAACTTACTAACTTAACTGTTCTAAGAACAACAGGGCAGGTCACACTATCTGGTATTGCTGATTCACACTTTACAAAAGTTAAATTCCTAGGTGATTATATATTAGGTGATGCAGTTAGTTCACTAGCATCTGAGCCAGCAGCAGTGTTCTGGAATAATAACCTAATAGGAACAAGAGTCACAAACATAAATTTTGTTGACTGTTTATTCCAAGAGAATAGTGTGTCGGTAAAATGCCTACAAACAGATGTGTTTGACAGTGATGTTAGATTTACTGACACTAAATTCTTTGTTTCTGACACAGCAATTTATATTGACGGAGTTGAGACTCAAGGCAACACATGGACTATAGAACACTGTGTGTTTGAAGAGGTTGCCAAGCAAGCGTTTAGATCTACCAATGGTCGAGGAACTGTCATTCAGAAGTGTACATTCAAGAACGTTGGCAATGGTACAGCCACTGCTGAGAATCCAGAAGAGCCGATGATATACTTTGGTGAGAAAGTAGGCAACATTGTTAACAATGCCAACAGTAATAGACAACAGTTAGCAGGAGTCACATCGACTAGTTTAACTGGTGCAATTACAGAAGTATACAACGGTGCTGGTGTAGATTTCATCAACAAGAATCATTCATTGATTTATCTATCAGATAGTTTTAATCCGTTAGCAGTATTTTCTGCATTAAATAAATTTACACTTATTAAGTATTTTTTAAATTTAGGCGAGCATAGTCGTTATGGCGAATTAACTATCATGATTGGTAATGACTTATCTATTGGAGACAATGGTTCAGACATTACTATAACAGATAGCTACACATACTCACCGAGATACATCACAACTGAAGGAGGAAATCTTATGACTAATTTTGAATTTAGTGCTACTAAAACTAGCAATACAACAGGTGACGATTCTACTGCTGCCGTTGCAGATACAATTGTTCTGTCTTATAAGAACCCTCTAGCTACAGGCCAAACAGGTTCCATCTCTTTTGATGTAGCCTACGGTGTTTGATCTACATAGCAAAGATAGGTTAGCAGCATGGAAAAAGTTCAGAGACAGTTTAGAAACTAGCGGTCACCCGCTAGAAGATGTTGCTGAACTTTGGGCCCGTGCTCCGTTTGTAAGCGACTATCTCGATCCAGAAAATCCGTCCAAATGGCCTGATCCTTGGCATCTTATTCTAGATTTGCGGCTAGACACTCTTGCAATCTCTCTAGGAATGCTGTATACTATTAAATTAACGCAGCGTTTTATTCACACTGGATGCGAGATACATAAGTCTACAAACACCAATAAAAAAGATACTAGCTATCTATTAGTTGTAGACAATCAGTATGTTTTAAACCTTGAGTATCGAAAAGTACTAAAAATTATCGAATTAGATCAAATGGAAACCAACATCATTTGGTCTGGTTCCAAGTTGTAATAAATATCAAACCAAGAACAAAAGAGAAGAATAATGAGCATCACTGTTATAAAAAGAAGTGGGGATAAAGAACCACTAGCTGTTGAGAAATGGCAAGCCCAGGTAGCTAAAGTTTGCAAAGGAATTGCAGACGTTAGTCAATCAATGATCGAGATCAAAGCACAGCCGCACTTTTATGACGGTATCACTACAGAAGAAATTGACGGCATTACATTAAGAGCTATTGTTGACTTAATTGATTTTGAACATAATCCAGATATCGGACATGTAAACTATCAATATGTAGCAGGGAAGCAGCGCCTGTCAATGTTGAGAAAAGATGTGTACGGCCAATACGAGGTTCCCCACCTATACGATATCGTAAAGAAAAACGTTTCAGTTGGACTGTATACACAAGAACTACTTGAGTGGTATACTGAAGAAGACTGGAACAAGATGAATGATATGCTGGATCATGAGAAAGACGAGCAATACGGTTATGCATCTATCGAACAGTTAATTGAAAAATATTTGGTACGCAATCGTGCAACGAAAGAAATTTATGAAACTCCACAGATTAGATACATGGTTGCCGCAGCTACAGTCTTTCATAAGGAAGAGCCTAATTCAGCTAGAATGCGCTACATCAAAGAATATTACAATGCGGCAAGCGATGGTTTGTTTACTCTTGCTACACCTGTGTTGGCTGGCCTTGGCACTCCTACTAAACAGTTTAGCAGTTGTGTTCTTATCCGTAGTGACGACAACCTGGATAGCATATTTGCTTCTGGGGAGATGATGGCCAAGTATGCTAGCAAACGTGCTGGCATTGGTTTAGAGATTGGACGGCTACGTTCATTAGGTAGTCCCATCAGAGGCGGTGAGATCATGCATACTGGTATGATCCCATTCCTTAAGAAATGGTTTGGTGATTTGCGTTCATGTTCACAAGGTGGAATTCGTAATGCTAGTGCTACAGTGTTTTATCCTATTTGGCATCATCAGTTTGATGATCTTATTGTGCTTAAAAATAATCAAGGCACTGAAGAAACTCGAGTCCGACATATGGATTACGGAGTGGTTCTTTCTGCCTTCTTCTGGAGACGGTTTAAAAACAAAGAACAAATAACGTTCTTTGACCCTAACGAAGTACCTGACTTGTATGAAGCGTTCTATAAAGATACACCTTTGTTTGAAGAACTATATGTCAAGTACGAAAAGCGCAAAGACTTACGTAAAAAGTCTATGAGTGCTGAAGAAGTGTTCAAGAGTGGTATTCTGAAGGAACGCACAGACACAGGTCGAATATATCTAGTATTCATTGATAATGTAATGAAACAAGGTCCATTTGATCCTGAATATCATGCGATTTATCAGAGCAACTTGTGCTGTGAGATCCTATTACCCACACGTCCGTTCAAGAGATTAGATGACGATAGTGGCCGCATAGCGTTATGTACACTGGGATCTATTAACTGGGGTTCGTTCCGGAACCCAGAGGATATGCGTAGAGCTTGCAGAATTCTACAGCGTAGCCTGAATAACATTCTTGACTATCAAGACTTTTTGTCTATTCAAAGTAAACTAAGTAATGACGAAATCCGCCCATTAGGGATTGGCGTCACTAATCTTGCATACTGGCACGCCAAGCGTAGCTTTAAGTATGGCGAGAAGGATGCATTACAAGATGTTAAAACTTGGATGGAGCACCAAGCGTTTTACTTAACAGAAGCATCCGTTGAGTTGGCAAAAGAACGTGGTGCATGTTTAGACAGTGCAAACACTAGATACGGCCAAGGTGTGTTTCCTTGGGAACTACGTGCTAACGGAGTTAACGAACTTGCAGACTTTACTCCTGAGCTTGACTGGGAAACCCTCCGTATAGAAATGAAACAGCACGGTGTTCGTAATGCTACATTAATGGCCATTGCTCCTGTTGAATCTAGCAGTGTTGTGATTAATTCAACTAACGGCATCGAAATGCCAATGAGTTTGATCAGCACTAAAGAATCAAAAGCAGGATCGTTCACTCAGGTTGTTCCAGAGTATAACAAGTTAAAGAACAAGTATCAGCTAATGTGGGAGCAAACAGACTGTGAATCTTATATTAAGACAGCAGCAGTTCTAGCTGCATATGTTGATCAAAGTATCAGCACTAACACATTCTACAATCCAGCACACTTTCCTGAGCGTAAGATTCCGACTACATTAATCGCTAAGAATTTAATGCAGGCACACATGTGGGGATTGAAAACTTTCTACTACAGCTTGATTAACAAAGCAGGTAGTAAACAACAGGCAGAGTTAACACCCGAAGTACACTATAACGGCTTCTACGAACGTGAATCTGAACCTGAATTTGAAGATGACTGTGAGGCATGCAAACTATGAGCTACTCGGATAAAGTAATCGAACACTATGAAAATCCAAGAAATGTTGGTACCCTAGACAAGAATGATGCTAATGTAGGGACAGGCATGGTTGGGGCGCCGGCCTGCGGTGACGTGATGAAACTACAAATCAAAGTAATAGACGGTATCATCACTGATGCTCGTTTTAAAACCTATGGTTGCGGTAGTGCGATTGCCAGCAGCAGCTTGATCACTGAAATGGTCAAAGGCATGAGTCTTGAACAAGCAGGTGCAATAAAGAACAGTGAACTAGCCGAAGAGCTATCACTGCCTCCTGTTAAGATACACTGTAGTATTCTTGCCGAAGACGCTATCAAGGCAGCAGTGGCAGATTATCGATCTAAGCATGATAACACTAACGCCTAAGGCCGCTGGCAAAATAAAAACTCATCTAGATAACCGCGGCTCGGGTATTGGCATTAGAGTTGGAGTGAGGACTACAGGGTGTTCTGGCATGGCATATGTATTAGAATTTGCAGATTCTACATCATCAACTGATGAAGTCTTCACTCTAGAAGGCATACAGATTGTAGCTGATAAGAAAGATTTAATATACCTCCAAGGCATGACTATTGATTATCAACGTAATGGACTAAATGAAGGTTTTGAGTTTGTCAATCCAAATGAACGTGACCGATGTGGTTGCGGAGAAAGTTTTAGAGTATAATAACAACTAAATAATAGCAGAAATAATAAAGAGAAAATAAATGAGTAAAGAACAATATAACCTGTCTAAGAAAACAGACTATCTTAATCGTAAGATGTTTCTAGACCCTGCTGGTCCTGTGACTATCCAACGATTCGAAGAAGTAAAATATAATAAACTTGCAGACTTTGAAAAAACTGCACGTGGTTTCTTTTGGGTGCCTGAAGAAGTTAGCTTAACCAAAGACGCACAGGATTTTAAAAATTCAAGTGATGCTGTTAAGCATATCTTTACCAGCAACCTGCTAAGACAAACAGCACTAGACAGTTTGCAAGGCCGAGCGCCTGCACAAGTGTTTACTCCAGTGTGTTCTTTGCCGGAACTAGAAGCAGTGTTATATAACTGGAGCTTCTTCGAAACTAATATTCACAGTCGCAGCTACAGTCATATCATCCGCAACATTTATAATGTACCTAAGGATGTGTTTAACACTATCCACGATACACAAGAGATTGTTGACATGGCTAGTTCTATCGGAAACTACTACGAAAAGCTACACATTATAAACATGAAGAAAGAGCTCGGTCATAAAATCGACGAGCAAGATCATATTAATGCTATCTATCTTGCACTACACGCAAGCTACGGTCTAGAAGCATTCCGCTTCATGGTATCGTTTGCTACTAGCCTTGCTATGGTTGAGAACAAGATCTATATTGGCAATGGCAATATTATTAGTTTGATTTTGCAAGACGAATTACTGCACAAAGGCTGGACAGCGTACATTATTAATCAAGTAATTAAAGAAGATCCACGTTTCGCCAAAGCTGCTCAAGACTGCTACGCTGAAGTTGTACAGATTTACAAAGACGTTATTCAAGAAGAAAAGGAATGGGCAGACTTCCTATTCAAGAAAGGGCCGGTGATTGGACTTAACGCCGCCATTCTCAAAGAATTCGTTGATCATACAGCAGCAAGTGCATTGAAAGACATTGGTATTAAATACTGGGCGCCTGCTCCGAAGAATTCTCCAATTCCTTGGTTTAACAAACACAGCGATACTAGCAAGAAACAAACAGCATTACAAGAAAGCGAATCAACCAATTATGTTATTGGTGTGATGGGAGAAAATCTTGACTATGATGCGCTACCGGCTATATAATAAAGATTATGTATAAAGCACAATACAAACGCAACAACCCCTACGAAGCATGGACTGTGATCGGACATTACGGCAATGAAGCCGCGGCTATTACTGCCGCACTTAGTTATAAAAACAAAGGTGTAATTATGGTTAGAGTCACTGATAAAAAGGGTGGGGTTGTTTTCTCAAGTTAAAGGAAACAAAATGATCGAAATTTACGGCAAACCTTCTTGCCCCTACTGCGAAAAAGCCAAAGCACTATGTGAAGTCCGTGGCTTTAAGTATAGCTACAAATCAATGGGCACAGACTTTACCAAAGAACAATTACTAGAATCATTTCCAAATGCTCGCACAGTTCCACAGATTAAAATAAACGGTGCAAGCATTGGTGGTTATGACCAATTAGTAAGATATGTAGAAGACACAGGGTACACTGGAACAGGACACACACTATAATGTTAATCGAACTACCATACAAAGTTGGAGACAATGTCTCTTTTAAATTAAGCTCGGGCGAGGAAATTATTGCTCGCCTTGAAGCAGAAACAGATAAAAATTATACGCTGCACAAACCTATGGTTTTAATCGCAGGCAAAGAAGGTCTTGGATTAGCACCGTTTATGTTTAGCGTAGCACCAGACGGTAAGTTTGTATTGCAAGCACAGTCAGTGAGTTGCGTTGCTAAAACTGAAGAACAGATTAGCAAACAGTATACTTCACAGACTTCTGGAATTTTGTTATAACATGCCAAAGCAGGTTCATCGGCAAGGAGATTCTAGGTTATGTGGTGCTACTACAACTGTAGTAGGCCAAAACACAGTCTATGTAGAAAATCAACTTGTTGCTGTAGAAGGTGATACTAATACACACGAAGGTGGTGCCTTTAATACACCTGCTGGGTTCAATGAAGTTTATGTAAACAATAAACCGATAATTAGAATAGAAGATCCTGCAGGAGCAGATACGTTTCATCCGTCACCGCCTACAGACGCTACTAGCTCAGGAGCCTCTACAGTATATGCTGGCTTCCCTATTGAACGCAATGTTGGAACAGCTGAAACACCTGTGGTAGCATTTGAGCTAGAAACACAGCCTGCAGGAGAAGCTCCAGTCGGAGCAGTTGCAGAGGAAATAGCATCAGCTACACAGATGAGTAATAATACTCCAGGCGGCGGCGCAATTGCTCCTAGAGTGGATGGCGGTCCGTTTACTGATTCTGGAAATACTGCAGGTGCCAGTAGTAGTTTTGTTCCGGGACCTCCTGGAGATTGTACACGACCTGAACTAGGTAAAGTCAGCGAACGCTACGAGTCTAATGGAGATTCAGCAGCCATTGGTAATGACAGCACAGGTGGATATAGTTATGGTACATATCAAATCGCTACTAAGACAGGCACATTTGCAAACTGGATGAGTTATCTACAAGCTCTATATCCGGCAATATATACTGTCCTAAGTGACGCAGGTGGCACTTCCGCAGCAACCGCAGGAACAGACTCATTTAAAGCAGCGTTCAAAGGATTAAAATCAAATCCTGATTTTGTAAAATGTCAGCACGATTTTATCCAAGCTACTCACTACGATAAGTTAGTAGCAAAGATTAAAGCTGCAACAGGATTAGATGTATGTGATGGTTCGCACTCAAATGGGTTGCAAGATGCTGTTTGGAGTATCAGTGTACAACATGGACCAGGTAGTAAAATACCAGAGCGGGCTTGGGCAGGACTTGGTGATCTAACAGCAGTAAGCGAAACAGCTCTAATAAATGCTCTTTACGATGAAAGACAACCATCGAAATATTTTGGCAAATCGACTGCCGCAGTGCAGGCTTCTGTAGGAAGACGTTTCTCTACAGAAAGAACAGATTGCCTAGCAAGTGTTTAATAGAAAGGAACACCGTGAATCAAATTAAAAAATACTTATGGATGGGACTGGGTTTCATAAGTTTAGGAATGGCTTATATCGGAGTTATTACTCCAGGATTGCCTTATAGTATATTTGTAGTGTTTGCTGCCTACTGCTTTAGCAAGGGCAACGAACGTATGCACAACTGGATCATGAACCACAAGTTGTTTGGCCCATTTTTGCGAAACTGGGGAGAGCGTAGAGTGTTCCCAACTAAAATGAAATTCTTTATGGTGTTTATGATGAGCACTAGTTTATGCATTATGTTATTCACTGGAGTTAAACCGATTGGTATTATTAGTACTGCTATTTTTATGGCTTGTGTGGCTGTATGGGCTTGGAGATTTCCAGGGTCAGTTGAAGAACACCAGAGAAGAAAAACCAATAACAAGAGGATCGGATGGCTAAAATAAGTTTAGAACAATTAATAGATCTTGCATTTGCAAATGAAGAAGGTGACCCGATTGACTGGGGTGTCTTTCAAAGCGGCAAAGAAGAAGCAATGAAAATGATTGGTACAAGCATACTAGATATGTTTAATAAAGAAACATGGACTGACGAACACAAGTTTATTGCCATGGCAACTATCACAAAGTTAACTGTAGAAAACTTTGTACTACATGCAAGGTTGATGAAAAACGATGAAGTGTGAACAAGGCGACCTAGCTAAGATTATATATTCTTTGAATCCCAGCAACATTGGCAAAATTGTTATAGTAGAAAGCTATATTGGAAAGTTTAATCAAAGAGATACATTTTTCTTTAAAGGTATAACTTGTATGTGTCCAGTCACAGATCATTACTGGTGGATAGCCGGCGATGGCTTGAATAATAATTTTGGCGATACTCCAAAAGCCTACATTGCTGACACATGGCTAGAACCAATTCGTCCCGATATCCAAAAAATGTCAGTTGATGAAAAAATAGATATTGACATAGCAGCATAGTTGTGTTATAAATATAACTGTAATGTTGAAACTTTAGCAACGACGGACAAGACCCCGGGGCGGTACCGGGCGACTCCACCAAGTATACATTTGCTGAGTGTATAGTTGTTGGGGTCGAAATAGGATAGATTGACGTAAGAGAGAAAGTGGAGTTACCGGGATCTAAGCGCCGT